GAGGAAGTTAATTTTGGCGTTTTGAATGGAATCAATAGCCATGTTTGAATAAAACATATAGTTTCTCCTATTAAGCGAGTGTTAAAATATTTGCACCCCCGAAGGCAGCGCAATTATCCTGCTTACTTTATACAGGGCACACTAACGAGGTGCAGTTCAATTGCTCGGACGCCAATTACCGTTGACGACAACAGCCCTAAGGTGGGTTCTTGGTAGTGATTTACTAGGGTACCAGCCTAGCTTCCCATCCCTGAGAATTATTATTTATATCAGGCTTGACCCATTTTACGTCGAGATACGTAATATTTTGTTCGACCTTCAAGGTTCAAAGATGTATAAACCTTAAAGCCTGCTTGACGGAGTTCAGTCATGCGTGCGCGAAGATTCTTAATACCAAATAGTGCGTCAGCTTTGCGTGAAGTGATAGTGCGTCCAGTGCCGCGCAAATAAGATACCAGCAATTGAATCTGAGTCTTGTTTGATTTTACAAATGCCATAATAATATACCTTTAAAGTAATAATAAAAATGCTAAGTTTCCTTAGCGGAAGTGAGATAGTATTATCTCACAATTTTAAAAGGTTGTCAAGTCACTTTTAATGTCGATTTCAAAAACCAAGCGTGTTTATTAAACGCATCTTGACGTTCTGCCATAAGATTGGACAGATTGTGCATTCCATTTTGTTCTGCCAAATCATAAACAGTTTTGATGCTGCTCTGCATTAGAGCAATATCAGCAAGCAAATTGCTTATCATAACCATAGCTGGAGGAACTGTTTCATCATCTTTAATCAAAGTCAATTGAGAGTATCTAGTAAATCCTCCAGGAGCATATGCATCTAATGCGCGAATTTCTTCCGCAAGTTGATCTACTACGCCATAAACTTCTTCATAGATTTCTTGTAGAAGATTATGATACTGAAAGAAATCAGGACCGCCAATATTCCAGTGGTAGTAATGAGTCTTTAGATAAAATGCAAAGTGTGATGCCAAATTTACTTTGAGTGATTGAATTAGTTCTTCCATTTTAGTTTATCCTTCTAGTGCTGTTGCCTATACTATATTTAGTGATAAGCTCCCACTTGCTTCTTTCTGAATACGAAATTACTTTAATGTGAGACAACGGAGCGATGGGATCTTTAGATTTTTCAGGATTAACAATCTTAATCAATCCCCATTCTGCTAATAGATTTGCAATAGTGTTTCGTCTACCCAAATCGTCTTCATCGAAATCTGTGTCTTTACCGTCCAAGGAGAACAGTTCTTTAAAATGCACAATATAATATTTACCACGCTTATGAAGGATGTGGCACGATTGAAACAATTTGTTTTCTTTTCTCGAAGCTACTCCAATTCTAGTAAGTGTTTCTCTTACCTTTAGGAAATCATCTTTTTCTGCTAATGTAATCTCCAATAATCTTTCGATATCCATATTCTCTCCCCGGTGTTCTATCCACCTTTTTCTAATTTAGAATGAATGATTTTTAAATCATCATCAGAGAGAATCTTAAGTGCTTCTTTAGCTTTGGTAATGTTGTAACCATAATATTCCGAAACATCTTTGACTTCCTGTGACACACGATTTTTCAACCATTTCTCGTACCTGTTCCTAGGTCTAAGAGTATTTAGTAAATATGTGAATTGAAGTCTTCCGTCTAGATGGGAGCTTCTGTTCATTTCATTTGCAGCAAGAATTGAATCGGCAGACAGAGATAGTCCGGTGTTAATAATCCATGCACACTTCTCTTTGTAGTATCTATCTAGAAGTTCTGGATTCTCCAAGCCTTTGAATGGATCTTTTTTAGTGTGCGAAACAATCTTAAGGAGCGAGAATGGATCATACTCAACACCATCTAAGATTATGCTTTGCTTTTTAACGTCTGCCACTTTTGTCATTTGATATCACACGATGCCATGACCTCAGTCAAGAATGCAGCCATATTGATTTCAGGGTTAGCAACGAATGCAGCTTTGTATTGATACTCAGACAGAAGCATAATAAACACAGGCACGGATGCAGGCTCAACATACTCTAGGATGTTATCAAACAGATTACGGAAGATCACCGACGAATCATTGTCACTGTTTTCATTAACCCACTTGCGCATTGTAGAGAAGTCTTTTGATCGAAGGGTATCAAGAAGATTCTTGATAGAGACTTCAATGACATTAGACAAAATTCCGGTGTCAATCTTACCTGTGCTAGAGTAGCGTTGAAGTTCATTCAACGTTCTGCGCCAATCAGGAAAGTGTTTCTTGATTACTTCTGCAACGACAGGAGGCTCAAATTCAATGCCTTCTTTTTGCAGAATGCCACCAACACGCTTAAAGAATTGTGCAGCAAGCTTCGGCTTATCTGTATTACTTATCTTGAATTGAATAACAGAGCATCTGGAGTGTAGAGGCTGAATGATACGATTGAGAAAGTTGCAAGTAAGGATAAAACCGCAATTAGCAGAAAACTCTTCCATGAAGTTGCGCAAAGCAGGCTGTGTGCTAGTAGGGTTGAGATAGTCTGCCTCATCCAAGATAACATATTTACGACCACCTTTAAACGACATAGTAGATGCGAAATTTTTAATTTCATTCCGCAAGGTATCGATGTTGCCATTCATCGACCCGTTGATTACGATATAAGAACATCCGAGTTCTTCAAGCATTGCCTTAGCGATAGTAGTCTTACCAACGCCAGCGCCGCCAGTCAGAATCAGATTAGGAATATCTCCATTCGACAAGAATTTTGCGAATGTAGTTTTAAGATCAGCAGGAAGAATAGTCTCTTCTACAGTATTAGGGCGATAAATTTCACACCAGAGGAAATGATCAATCATAACAAAAACTCCATTATTATAAATACAAGGCGGGAATACTAAGTTGCATCCTAATATTCCCTAAACAATATAACCATTAGGAGTGGTCACATGTCTACTATTATATATCAAATTACAAATTTAGTCAACTCTAAATTTTACATCGGCAAGTCATCTAAGACTGCGCAGGAAAGATTTCTTCGTCACTGCCGCAACAGTAAATCACAAAATACATATCTATATAATGCTATGCGAAAGTATGGAACGATCAATTTTACGATTAAAGTGTTAGAAGAAACCGACAGTCCCAACGAAAGGGAGATTTACTGGATTAAAACTTTACATCCACACTATAATATGACAGAAGGCGGAGATGGAGGCGACACTTCAAATTCGCCCAATTATAAGTTAGGCATGAAGACGTACCATGAATCACGCAAACCGGAAGATTATGCGACTTATGGAATGCTAGGTAAAAAACAATCCCAAAAAAATCTAAATGCGATTAAAAAATCTAATTCGTGTCCGGTAATGTGTGAAGGTATCGAATACTCTTCAGTCGGCTCTGCTCAAGAATTCTATAAAGGAATTAGCATTAGAAGACGGCTTGATGATCCGAAATATCAACAGTTTTATAGATTAAAAGAAAAAGTTAAAAGATGATAATGTAACATCACCTACGTATTGTAACATAGGCGATGTTAGAATGCAAACACGATGTTAGGATTCCAAAGCGACACGGCGCCATTCGTCACCAACTTTTATCCAAAGGCGATTGTCAAGTCCGACAGCCATGGATACTTTGTGTGTAGTTTCTAGATTGTATCCGTTGACGTAAAAAGAATTGCCATATGTGGCACTCACAGGTTGAGGCTCTGGCTGTTTGCCATATGCGCCTGTAAATTGAATAGTAGTAGCATTCTCTGGTGGAGCTAGGTGACTAATGTCCTCTTTTACTTCTGGCAATGCAGGTAATGGAGTAGGCAGAGATTCTGCTACTACTGATCCACCGATACCAGCAAAGAGTCCAAATAAGCCTGCGCCTCTTAGAAAACTCCGCTTAGTGTTTAATGTCATGCCACTGGACCAGTTACCGTTTCATATAGAGTCTCTACATCATCTTGCTCTTGACGAATCTCGGCATAGTTTTGCTTGTGGTAGATTCGTGCAAGCTTGCGAGTGTACTTTTTAGGCAACTCAAGTTCATCTTCGATATCAACAAGGATGTCCTTGATCAGATCACGTTCCGCTTCCATGCGAGTGAGTGATGCAGAAATTTCGATCAATGCATCCTTGATTTTCTTGCGATCTTCAGGCGAAGATGGAACAATAACATTACTCATAAGATTTTTCCTCAATCAGTTCGGAGTTACACATAATATTGATTTCTTTTTTGATTTGACTTCGCTTATCGTTTGCGATGTGAATACCTTTCGCAACACTCAGAGTTTCTGCCACATTTTGGTCTTCTCTCTTGTTGAATTCACGAATGTCTTCCTCATACCACCAAAGGCGTTGATTTACCCTCAGAAGTTCCTGCATCTTATCTGCAATCATATCCTTGACTGCTAGATATTCTGGAATAGCGACAAGCATATCATATTCGTTCGATACGTTGGCAATCTTTTCAGGATCTGTCATGCAGCTTTTTTTGATCCTAAGAATAGTAATCTTATCGACAAGCTCTCCAAGAGAGACTGGAATTTTAATCAGCAGTTTCTCCATTTACATTACTCCGTGTAGTTGGAGCTTGGCTCAAGTGCTAGCCAGTATTCGAATGGTTCAGTGTTGTGCTTGAAGTATGAAATGCCCTTCGAAGAGATTGCAACCTTATAGTCGCCAGGAATCATCTTGAAGTTTTCGGTCACAAACAACATCTGAAATTCTGCTGTAGTAGTGCCAACTTCAACAGAGAATACATCCGAGTTATCGTCCTTCACATTCAATGCAACAAGGCTGATTTTGCTCCGATCACCGCGCACTGCAATATTAGGAAGACCCAACACACCAGCAAGCTTCAATACTTGCGCAAGATCATCCTTAGTCAAAGTGAAATTCACTTCTGCATTATCGACCTTGATATCTTTAACTGGAGGTGCCACAACCATCGACTCGTCGGAGATACCATAAGTAGTCTTAGACTTGCCAGATACAATCTTGATATTCTTTTCACCTTCTTTGAACACTAGTTCAGGAGAGCCAAGAGTACTGATCAAAGACAGGAATCGATTCAAGTCATAGATAGTAAAGTCTTGATCAAAGCTTTCTGAGATAGTCGCCTTAGCCAAAACGTTTTGCTGTTTAGACATAGTGCGCAATACATTACCTTGCTTGAATACAAGTCCTGTATTGATTGACGAAAAGTTCTTTAGAACGGTTACGGTAGCTTCACTAAGTTTCATTGTTTTCCTTCTTCATTTGTTTTGTGTACATGCATAGCCATTATAGCGTAGTGGAGAATTTTTAGCAAGTCGGCTTTATTCTTGCCATTCTTTTTGCCATACCTCTGCGTGTACTTCATAATATTGCCTAGCGTAAAACCTTCTCCGTGTCCAGAGTCGATGATAAACTCTGCGGCTTGGAATTTGGTTCTTGAGTAGTGTTGATTGTAGGTGGAATTGATGTAATCCTTCAGTTCTTGAAGGATCACATCTTCACCAAATTTATAATCTGGTGGCATATTGATTAGCGTTTTGGTGAGCGACTATCTGCCGTTGCTGATGCACCGATTGCTGCCATAGCTGCAAGTGAGCCGCCAAAGATAAATGTGCCTGCATGCTTCAGTTTGAGCCACGGTAGCATCCATACTTGTGAGCCAGACTTTCTAGCATACTGGCAGAACATATAGTCTTCAGACAAGTACCGCTTAGATTCTGGATCAATGACACAATCGAAGTATGCCATGATTTCACGACTGCCATCAAAGTTAACAGTACGTGCATGATCTGGCTTATACGAACGTTCAGGCCACATTGCATCAAAGTTTGTGAATACTTCACGCTTGATAAGCATGAAGCCAGTGCCGCCTTCTTTTACTTGCACTGGTTCTTCTACGCTGAATTTTTCAATGCCATCAATTGCATTGAATACAAAGTCACCAACAAAGTCTTCTAGGACTTGTGGATCACGATCGGCATATCCTTTATCGACTGCCATCTTGATCTTCTCCCAAGAAATTGCTTTCTTTGGATACGGACCACAGACAACACCCATTTCAGGATTATTAATTGCGTAGTGATGCATGACAAGAATATCATACGGTTCAAATTGAATATCGCTATCAACAAAAACCAAATGATCAAAATCACTTCGCAAAAATTCGTCGGCAAGATAGTTTCGTGCGCGAGTAATCAGCGATTCATTAAACAAGTAAAACAGCTTGAGTTGAATTCCATGTTGGGTGCAGATTACCATCAAGTCTGCGATGGATTTAGTATAAGATCCATGGCATTGTCCACCGTACATGGGTGTTGCCAAAAAGATTTTCTTACCTCTAAGTTGTTCAAGATTCAGTTCAATTTCCATTGTTTCTCCATATGTTAAGAAATACTATACACTATTATATATGCAAAAAGGACCGCATACAAGCGGTCCTCAGAGATAATTAACTCAATTAAAAAGGAATTTCATTATCAGTTTCGTCAGGCTTCACTGGTGCCACAACACTAGCTTCGGAATCAAGCTTGGTGTACAGATCCATGAATGAAGTCTTGGTCTCGGCATCGAATCGGTTGATGCAGTAGCGGATTGCTTCCATCTTATCATTGAAGATGGTGTATGCTTCCGCAATGTGAGACAAGCGGCGAGTGGAGATCAATTCATCAATAGCACCTTCTGCAAAAGTCTTACGGATGATATCAGCCCACTTGACAAGATTCTCGGCAAAAGTCTTGTCCTTGATGCCGAGACTGGTGAAAAGCTTGGTAAGAATGCGAGTCTCTACCTTAACGTCAGGATATTCTTGCTCAACGGTGATAGGAAAACGCTCTAGGAACGCATCGTCCAGAATCGTAGCTGCCATGTATCGACCGCTATCGTCGCCCTTGCCCTTTGTGTTAGCCGTAGCGATAACGTTAAAGCCAGTCACGGGCTCCACGAATTCACCAGTCTTCTTGACGAAGAGTCCTTTGCCTTCCAGAACACCTTGCAGACACATGAGCTTATTAGAGCCACGGTCAATTTCGTCCAGAATCAGGACAGCGCCAGACTTCATAGCCTGCACCACAGGACCATCAAACCACTTGGTCTCACCATCGATAAGACGGAAGCCACCGATCAGGTCATCCTCATCCGTTTCGGGAGAGATGTTGACACGCAGGCATTCCACCTGAAGTTGCGCACAGGCTTGTTCTACCATGA